CAGCAACGAATCCTAAATATTATCAATAAGTTTGAACCTACGCTCACGCTTAAACAGGTTCAGACGTATCGGTATCTTGCCCAGACTAACCTTTTCGCGCTTACCCGCTTGCTAGAGAAATACCCCGATATGACTCGGCAAGAGTATACGTGGACAGACGGGCGATCGTATGCGATGCACGAGCAGGTTTGCAACGAGTTTTTTGTTAGAAAAGACCCGACGTATAAGACTTTTAAAGAGTTCGCGTCTAAACAGAATTACGTAGACGCGAAGGAGAGACTCTTACTCATCCCTCGTGGATGTTTCAAGTCTTCAATGAATATGGCGGATTGCGTCCAGTACGTAATCGCTTTTCCTGAAGTAACGATTCTCGTGTTGACGGGCGTCCTTCCTCTCGCAAACGATTTCGTAGGCGAGATTAAAGGGCATTTCACCCTCGAAGACGGCGGAAATTGTCCGGGTGCATATTACCCCAAAAAAAATCTTCAACCGCGGCAAGCCCCCGACGGGACGCGGAGCATGTTTCAAGTTCTTTTCCCAGAACACTGCATACCAGCAGAAGAAGGAAAAAATGCTGAATACCAGACGCCTGCAGTCTCAATGACTGAAAAAGAGTGTACGGTGTTTGCGGCGTCTATCGAGCAGAATCTGGCTGGATGGCACGTTTGCGTTCTTAAGTTAGACGACGTTGTGACTGAAGAAAACAGTCAAACGGTAGACAGAATGACTGTCGTTAACAAAAAGGTCAGCATTGATAAAGCTATGCTCCACCCGTTCGGGTTCTTTGATCTTGTCGGCACATGGTACGACGGCGAAGATTGCTACGGGCAATGTATCAAGAATCGGGATAAAGCAGTAAACGCGGGCGACGAATTCAACATGAAGATGCTTATCCGTCCCGCGTGGTGGGCGACGGATGAAGCGAAGAAACTCGGCAAGATTGAAGACGAGATGTTGGAGAGTGATTACCATTACCTCTTTAACGTCCCCGGCAACGAACATTCGCTAACGTATAAGTTCTTGCGATACACGCGGAAAACCGACCCGTGGTTCGCAATCAAGTACCTCAACGACCCGACACAGATGCACGCCATTAAGTTCCCTCGGGAGCTTCTTGTACGGCGCACCGTCCCGGTGCAGCAACTTCCTGACGGCGGGATGCGGGTGATGTGCGTAGACACGGCGTATTCAACGAAAAGTTGGGCAGACTTTACGGTTATCATTACGGCGCTTATCGTGGGCGGGCGATTTTATATTCTGGACATGAAGCGCGGGAAGTATAACGAGTATGAACTGCCCGCGATGATAGCAACGGCGGCGCACCAGTGGAACCCGAAGACGATCTGTATTGAAGAGTCGGTCGGGGTCAAATGGATGGGGCGCGAAGCGTACCGCGAGATGGCGAAACTCGGGATTAAGATTCCGATACGATTTGTCACCCTCGGGCAAGGCAATAAGTCAAAGTCGAAGTCTGAGAAGGCGGGCCCAGTTTTGCGGTATCTGGGCGATAACAGAATGGTCTTCCTGTACTCAATGCCCGGTAAAGAAGAACTATACGACGAACTTTCGAAGTTCGGCACGGCGGCGTCAACACACGACGACATTGTTGACGCGCTGGCTATTCTGGTCAACCAGTTCGCAGCGTATGCGGATAATTCGGCGCACATTGAATCTCTCGGTCCGACAAGTTTTATGAATACGGGCGAGCGGGCGATGCACGATAGGATATTCGGGGGAACGCCGTATCAAATGGAAGAATTGAAACAAGAGCATGCTAATGCCTTGAAGGGCGAATATCCCGACCCGCAAGACGGTGAGCCAACAATCGGCGCGGGGCTAGGGACGTGGTCTGACCCATTTGAGGACGCGGGATTGTATCAATAGCATTTGACTTTTGTTCGCCTTTGTGCTATACTAATAATAGAGGAATAGTATGCACGTATACAAGATTACGAATCTCGTGAATTGGAAGATTTACGTCGGGCAGCACGGCGGCGACGACTTGCAGGCGTATTTTGAGATGAATCTACGCGCGGCGTTCCGTCCGTCGGCGGAACATCATAAACCCGCGCTATATCGAGCGATTAAAAAATACGGCGCAGAAGCGTTCATGATTGAATCCTTAGTCTGTCCCATTGATAAGGAACAGATGGACGCGCTAGAGACTTATTTCATTCGAGTTTTTGAAACGCAAAATCCTAAAATCGGTTATAACATTTCACCCGGCGGCGGTATGGGCGGATTGTTTACCCCTGAACATAGGAAAGCGATTAGTGAAGCACAACGTGGTAAGAAAAAAGGGATTCGTTCTCCTGAACACTCGCAAAAGATACGCGAGAATAAGAAGAAAGAATGGGCAAGAAAAAAGGAACTCGGAATCAAACCCATAACAAACGGGAAGAAGACTTCTGAATCCATGAAACAATATTTTGCGTCAATACCTGACGAAAAACGTGCCGCCATAGGAAAAGCAGCGAAATCGTGGTGGGCGAGCGAAGACGGGCAATTGGAACGGCAAAAGCGTAGTAAGGCGATGAAAGGAAACTCATGTCTGATTCTATCCTCGAAGAAGGAATAGTAACAGACGGGAATCCGGGGGCACCTCTTCCCGTGCAAGCATTTGGAAAAGACGGCGACCTCCCGATTGATTTGGAATTATCTTTGGTGGTACAAAGCGCACAGATGGCGAAGAACTTTATTGGGAATCGTCAATGGACACTTTTGTACAGAGATGCCGATTAACATACAGGTCGGCTTAAAATTCAATCTGATTGACTCGAACGCTGCGATGCCAACGAGGCGGAACCTTTCGGGGACCGTGAGAGACTAAGCGATTGAACGCCCGCAAGGGCGATGCAATAGTCCGAACATACGAGAATCGAATCGTATGAGACGAGCAGAAATGACTCGTCCTGCTACGGCAGTAACAAACTTGCTGTTATTCCAGTCCCCCCGTCCGATGGAAGTCTATTAATAATCTGGTAGCTTTGCAGAGTAATCTGCATCGAATAACAGGGCTAATTCGGTGAACACCTCTTAGAGCATAGGATGTCTTTAAGAGACAATGCCGAGCGAAGCCTGCAGAGTATCGCAGGAACGTGTAGAGACTATAGACCCTGCCCCTCAATTGAGGGTGATGAGATAGTCCGGCCTGCATGGCGACATGCAGAGATAAGCAGAAATGACTTATCCCGTCTAACGACGAGTAACAAGCGGAGAATACATACGTCCTCGCCCCTAACGTCCAGCGGTTCACGGTCGCTAAGGTTTGTAACGCTGTCGTGCCGCAATTGTATAAGGGTTTGTTTTACGCCGACCCGCCCATGCTGCTACGCCCCCGTCCGGGCACCAGCCAGAAAGTCATTGACGCTAAAACCGCGCTATTCTCGTTTATTCTGGACGATTGCAAGTTCAAGAACCACGTCAAGTGGGGTCTTGAGACTATGGCGTTATTTGGAACGGGCATATTCAAATGGGGATATGACTGGAAGGCGATTGAGACATTTAAGCGTGAAGCGACCGTCCGCCATATTGACACGCCGAACCCTGACGGCAGTTCAACACGAACGTCCGTCCCGACAGACGAACCGCCCAAGATCACGCGCACTGAGAAAATCGTGCCGCTGCCGTTCTTTGAGCACCGTCGTCCCGATTTAGTTCTTGTTGATCCAGCACTCGCTTGTTCTGATATTAGAGAAGCGGGTTGGGTTGTAGATGTTCGCTTTATGGACTGGTATCAGTTCAACGATTTGAAGAAAGCGATTGTCGGCGCTCAAGAAGACGGCGAAGACGGGACTGTAATCAACGGGTGGAAGTTCCCGAGTGATGCCGCGATTAAATCTATTTGGGAAGTCGGCAATCTCAAGAGTCACTATACTGACGCCGAGCAGTATACATACGCTCGCGGCGTTGTTCATCACGCCGAAGATGAAAATGTCACCTCCTCGCCCGACCCGTTGCGCGTGAAGGTTGAAGTTCTTGAGTATTGGGACAAGGGTCGTAAGATCGTCGTACTGAACCAGCAGAAAGTCATTTATTCGGGCGAAAACGAGTTTAAACAGATTCCGTTTTTGAGTTCAAATTGGTGGAATCGCCCGCGTGCGTTCCGTGGCATGGGTCTCGGATTGATCGTCGGCCAGAACCAACGTGTCGACCAAGGCACGATTAACGCTATTCTGAAAATCTTGAGTTATGGCGTCAATCCGATCTATCTGCGTGACAGGAACGACAACGCTCCGACGCAGACTATTCGTACGGGCCTAGGTAAAATTCTCGCTGTCACGGATACGGAGAAATCTTACAGGTTGCTCGAATCCCCGAAGGTGCCGTCTGACGTTTGGAGTGCGCTGAAGGAAAGCGAAGCAGCGACGGAATCTTCATCGGGCGCAGATCAGACGTTAGTTCAGGGGAGTTCTGCTGGGCCGCGTGCAGGTATGGGACGCTCGGCTACTGGTGCCAACCTCATGGCTGGCGCGAGTGCGACTCGACTTGATGGTCCTTTGGATAATTTCATCGAGCAAGTGTTCAAACCGTTCCTCGGCGTCATCGACCGATTGACATTCAATGTCATGAGCGATGCGGCTATTCTGCACGTCCTTGGGCAGGAACAAGGTCAGGATTTCCTAAAAGATTTTAGCATTCAGGACTTCCACGACGCCCAGATTGAATACGAAGTACTGGCAGGGTCGTCATTAGCCGCAAAGCGGACGATGGCGCAGAGCATGGTCCTCCTAACACAATTGTTAGACAATCCACAAATACAGGAAATGTTAGCTGTTCGTGGTAAAGCGGTTGATATCGAGAGAATTATTAAGATGGAGTTCGAGGCTTCTGAGTGGAAGGACTACCACGACGTTATTGTCGATCTTACGTCCGAACAGAAAGCAGAACGAACTGCGAATTCAAAAGCGGCGTTGCAGCAGGGTGCTATGCAAGCGAAGCAACAATCGGATCAACAGAAGTTTGCACAAAAACAAGCCCTTGAGGATCAAGCCAGCGATAACCGAATAAAACGGGACATCACGAGAGAAGCCGCTAAAAATTCGGGCATGAGTGAGGCTGTTTCAGGGACGACAAATCCGAACGGGTTGGAAGGTCAATTACCGACGGTGATCTAAGATTTAGAAATTCGTAACATTCGTTTGTCGAGTCCGATAGCGACGGCTAAAAACTCGACTCGACGCCCAGCCGACCCGTGAGGGGGCGAGGCAATAATTTTAGGAGGATAACATGGAGGAGACTGACGTAAGCAAATTCGGGATGGACGCGCTCTCAAGGCTTGACATCCGCGAGCGGCACATCCTCGTGAGCTACATTCAGCAAACGGAAGCGTTTCGTCTTTTACAGCGGATTATGGAAGACGCGCTTAAGCATTTGAACCAGAAACTCATTACGGCGTCGGGAGCGGAAGCGATTATTGCGGCGCACGCCGCCGTAAACGGCGCAAACGAATTTTATCACACGACGCTTCGTATGCTTCAAGAAGAGGCTCTGTTGGACGCTCAGATGACATCAGATGTCGGCACGCCCGAGAATCCAGAACGCCCGGTTTATCCCGCCGAGTTTGACGGGCAGGAGGGGTTCTAAATGTTATGGATTACGCCCGTGACGCCCGCTAAGATGATGACACCCGAAGAAGTAGAAGAGTGGGAGAAGACGCATACGATAAACGAAACGCCAGAATTAAAGGCGGCGAAACTGGAGTGGTTTCGAAAAATTTTAAGCGCGACGTGTAAAGAGAAAATAGGAGGGGAAAATGGCACTACGAAAATTTGATGTAGATCAGTTGTCGGCAGACCAATTTGCCGCGAAGATGAAAGACCCAGACTTCAAGCGCGAGTTCGAAGCGCTATATCCAGTTGAGATTCAAGCACCGACGGAAGTTGACCCTGAGGGCTTCGCCGCCCCCGTGGCACCTGTAGCGGCGGTTGACCCCGAGGGGTTTGTTGAACCCGTAGCGCCTGTCGCACCCGTCGCGCCCGTGGAAGTCGAGCAGCGGTACGAATACCAGCCTGTAGACAAACACGGCAGGAAGGTCGGCGGACTGCAGTGTATCAAATACAAGACTCAGGACGAGCTTATTAAGAAGTTGACGGATAATCACATTGAAGCCATTCGGTGGGGCCGCGAGGAGCACGCGGCACGTGTTATCGGCAAGCCTGTTGATGACGACGGGATTGACATTCCGGCGGACGCGGAACGCGGTTCCGTAGAATTCGTCGAATTGAAGGCGAAGCCGCTGACGACTGAAGAGCGGTTTGCGATTATTCAGGATATGCAAGACCCCGCGAAATTCGAAGAAGGTCGGGCACGATTTTTCGAGTCAGAGTTTGGCGTTCCGCCTTCTAAGGTGCGAGAACTTCTGAACACGAGTCAAGTGACGGCGAAGCAGGCTGTTGTTGAAGCGTCCTTCGCGGAATTCCAGCGGGATACTCCAGACTTTTATCCCGACGTAGACAATATTACGAAACTGACAGGTTGGATGGCAAAGCATGAGCTACTTCCTACCGTCAAGAATTTCAAGACAGCTTATGCAGCTATGGTCAAACAGGATTGTCTGAACATAGCACCTGTTGTGCAACAGGTTGCCTCTGCGACACCCGCAGCGGAACCGGAGCTAAAGACGGCGGCTCCCGTTGTGCCCGAGACTCGGATTAGTCCCGTGGTAGAACCCGTACAAGCCCCAAGAAGTCAGGCACCATCAGGACTGAACGACAGAACGTCTTCGTCCAACGGCAATCGACCCGCCGCAGATGCTAACTCCCTGACCCTTGCAGATATCGACAAAATGTCCGCCGACGAGTACGGGCGTAAGTTGAAAGACCCCGCGTTCCGAAAGTACGTCGAACAGCTAGAAGCGGTAGCGGCTCAAAAAAGAGCGCAGCGTGCCGCGAGCCGAATCTGACACAATAGGTGATTACTTTGGCCTTTAGTCCAGCAGGAAATCAACTTAGTAATCTCCCGCAATCAACCGTTAAGTATTACGATAAACGGTTCCGGGAGAATTTGAAAGCGAACACCCCGTTCGTTCGTTGCAGCCAGAGACTTGATCTGCCAATGAAGAGCGGAAACCAGTATATTTAATCTCGTACTGGATAGACGGTGGCGATATGAATTGGAGATGTTCATGTACGTTCCGCTCGGCGCTCTGACTACTCAGACTACCGAAGGAACCGTGGGAAGTTCGTTGTCTATCAACGTTCTGAACACGACCGCTACCATCGGTGAGTTAATCTGATGGCTCACTTTAAAATCTGCTAAAACGGTGGACTTCTCATAGAAAGTATGAGACAATACCGTGGTAAGGTCAACCCTGTTTAATACTCCTAAAGGAGGGGTCATGAAGAAAAATAAGTTTATCTATCTGGCAGGTATTATTGACGGCGAAGGCTGTTTGATAATTTCACGATCCGATAGAGGGACGTACAACAACTATTATGCCCGAATCCATGTTAAGAACACGGACAAGCGGCTAATGAAATGGTTGGTTGAGAATTTCGGCGGTAACATTCACGTTAACAAGCCGAAGTCTGAAAAGCATTCCGTTGCATACTCTTGGTATTTCGCGGGCAACGCGAAGTCTAGGGAGATATTTCTCCTTGCACTTATGCCCTACCTGATTATAAAACAAGAGCAAGCAAAGATTTTGGTCGATTTCGTTCGTCTGAGCGAGCAGAAGTGCCCTGAACTCAGAGAAAAATTATACCAAAAAATGCACGCCCTTAATAAACGAGGACCTACTGTAGAGACTGATACGCAGATTACAGAACTTGATTCTGTAAAGATACAGCCCGAACTCACAGGCGACTGTGAGCGTGGCGCAACGGGAACGTTGCGTGCCTAAACACAATTGATGCAGATTACGCGAACTTCTCCAGCCTGTCTTTGGCTACATCCATTGACCAGACTGTTGAAAACGTCGCAAAGGAAATGTCGTACCAGCTTGGAGAGAGTCTCTCCGCGCTTGTGCGTGCGACCGCTGACGGTGCGAACAGCATCGATTCCAGCGTTCTCGTGGAACTGGCCGCTTCCAGCGGAACTAGTTTCACCGCTTTGTCACTGAGCCAAATCCGCAACTCCGTCCAGTCACTGGCCGGACGCAGCGTGAAGCCCTTTGACAAGGGAATGTTCATTGGCGTCATCCATTAACATACGGGTGGATGTAAAATCTTTTCTGATTGGCTCGGACGCTGAAATGCCAACGAGGCGGAAGCAGACGAAAGTCGTGCACCGTGAGAGACTAAGCGAAAAGACGTTTACGAAATAGACGATGCAATAGTCCGATCTTATGGGAATAGAAACCATAAGCTAACATTTGAGCGAATGCCGTTCGCTCTTGGCGACGTGCTAGCTGATAACAGCAACGATTCCCCCATCGACATCCTGAAGCACACTGCTCAGGGTCAGATGACTATGGACACTCTGCCGTCCACCGATCTGGATTCCAGCGACGGTGCGGTTGAGCTTCCTAGTTCGGGCGTACGCTTCTACCAGACCAACCTCGTAACTCAGACCAGCAATTATCAGGGTCAGACTGGGTTGACCGCTCTCCGAACTTACATTTTCGGGCAGGACGGTATCTTCTCCATTAAGTTGGGTGCTAACAATGACACGACTTTTGGAGATGGCGACTGGCAAAATATTTTCCTTGGATTTTAGACCAAGGTATGGTATCCTATTTATTGAAAGATAGATAGGTTAAAAAATCTTCTCTGATAAAGCTGAACCCTGAAATGGGAACAGACTGCAAGCAGCGCAAGCGGGCAGCAGTAGAGACTGAGCGAGAAGACACCCTTTGAAAATCGGGTGATGCGACAGTCCGTTCTTAAAGGAAGCGATTATGAATAAGACCAACCTGATTGTTGGCGAACGCTACGGAAAACTCGTAGTGTTGGCGAATGCAGAAACTAGAAATTGGGTATCGTACTGTTTAGTTCGTTGTGATTGTGGTAAGGAACTTGAAGTTCAAACAACGAACTTAAAAACAGGGAATACAAAATCGTGCGGATGTTCGCACCACGATGTTGCACATAATAGCATCGATTTGGTGGGTAAACGTTTCGGACGATTGCTTGTTATTTCCCGTACTAAATCAAAGAAAAACCGTACGCGATGGGTTTGCCAATGTGATTGCGGGCGAACGCGCATAGCGACCGGAAAGTATCTTCGTCAAGGTAAAACGCAAAGTTGTGGTTGTATAAAGCGTGAACAACTTTCGTTGCCGCCGTCAGAAGCATCTCGTAACCATCTTATGGGATTGTACATGGCGGGCGCAGAGCGCCGTTCGCTTGTGTTCAAAATCACTTTGGAAGACTTTATACGATTAACCTCTGGGAATTGTTATTATTGCAGAATGATTCCTTCTAGTTGGCACAGAACTACTGCTACAACAGGATATTTATATAACGGGATCGATCGAAGAGATAATTCCCGCGGGTATGAATTAGATAACTGTGTTTCCTGTTGTACAATCTGTAATCGCATGAAAATGGCTCTTGGCGAAAAAGAATTTATTACCAAGTGTTGCCAAATCGCAGACAACTTTAAGAAGTCAGCAGAAATGACTGACTCCTCCGCACGAGGGTAACAAATAAGCAAATGCAATATCGTGCAGAACGCAGCGCCTACTGTTGCTGATCCGGAAGGGTTAATCCCGGGTTGGACTTCGTACCGCGTGCACTTCACCACGTCGCTCGGACCGGATACTACCATCCGTATGCGCTTGCTGGACGCGGCTTCCGCGATCAGTTGAGCAGATTAAATCGAATGCGGATGTAATCAATTTCAATCAATGATTCGAGAAATTGACGCAGCTTCAATAGCTGGAGCTGTGAATAAATTCACTCTGATTGGCTTGGATGCTGAAACGCAAACAAGGCGGAACCCTTCGGGGACCGTGAGAGACTAAGCGAGTGAACGCCTGCGAGGGCGATGCGATAGTCCGATCTTACGCAAACGACAAGTGTAAGAGGCTAGCAGAAATGACTAGCCCCGCTCAGTTGAGCGAGTAACAATTTGCTGCTATTAGTTAGAAGCTGAACAAACCTGTGGGGTGCTTCAATTCGAGGCACCCTACTCTTTTTTATCTTAAGATTTCAACCAACAGCGACGTTGACAGGAAGCCGTAAGGCAAGATTGGGCACGCTGCGTGTGGAGAACTAAATGTCCTCGTATGACAAAAGTATCCGAAAACGATTTTTTGGCATGCGGTGGGTCTCACAACAGGAACAAACTCCGTTTGGGTTTCTAACCCCCGCGGACGCGGCACACTACTATTTGAAGGACGGTAACCCTCGACCTTGCGCCTACTGCGGGAGAATCCCCGAGCAGGACAAAGTCTGGGGGCTTGACCGAATTGATTTTTCTCTTGGTTATGTGCCCGGAAATCTCGTTCCCGCGTGCAGTTCTCACTATGAAGCCTCGACGCTATCTTGCCAAGGCAGTAGGGCGAAGTTTACCCTATTGTCGTGGATGGAGAGAAGCATGTCGCGGACTAATGGCAATCCAGTTCCGTTCGCAATCGTTAAACAGCGACTTCAACGGATTTACGGATTAGCCACGCAACTCGCCGCATTCGCGGCAGAAAAGGAAACACACAATGCCTAGTTCCAATCCTACTACCGGACTCGGTGTACCTCTTTACGTACACGTCTCCGGCACCAACGTTCAAAATTCTGGTAACCTCACGGGTGGCCCGACTAACAGTCCTATCGGCGCTACCGCGGGCACGCCGCAAGGGCAAGGTTCTGGCCCTCAGACGGGCACGGCGGGACAGTATAAGCCCGTTGCCCAATACGCTCTGACGCTCTCGCTCTCGGGCGCGACGTACAACGGCGTCGCGTATCACAACTCTTGCGCCCTTATCGGCTCAGTCGTAGATTGCTCGGGAACGGTCATTCCGAACTCCGAGTACACTCTGGCGAACTTCATTTGGGAAGCGTACCAGTCGTACAGCAAGGACCTTTGGTATCGCCCGAATGCGGGAACCGCTGGTCCGAATACGTATAACGGGGAAGTGGTTAGCCTTGGGGCTAGCTATGGAACTTATGATGCGGATGTCGTCGTGACTGCTAACGCCGTCGGACAATGCGTGGTCGAATGCTCTTATCCCTTCGCAGACAATAGCTTAGGAGATAATACGGGATACAATCCCGAAGACGAGACGCCGGTGATGGCGATTTACGCCCAAATCGTTGTGACGGTCGTAAAATAGTTTCAGCTTCGTAGGGAAGACTTACGAATTCGATGGGGGTGCCGAAAGGTGCCCCTATCTCTTTTGGAGGAGCAATGTCTGAACAGACAAAACATACGATTCGGACAGTATGCTCAGTGCTATCCGTCATAATGAACGCGGTAGCATTAGTACTTGTCTATTTACGGATGCACTAGGAGACACCATGCCCGCCGGATACGAAAAAATCAGAGACCACTTCCTAGAACACAAAGACCCCAAGACGGGCAAGGCGATGAGTTTGAAAGATGCGAAGAAGCACGCGGCTATGATTTGGAACGCGAGTCACGCAGGCACGGGGCAAACAGTTGGTAACGGGAGAAAAAAGAAGTAAGAAATACGAAATATAGGAGGAAATATGCCGGAGGAGACAGTTGACGCTCTCGTCGAGAGCAACGATTTGTTGCAAGAAGAAGTCACACGGTTACGCGAGACGAACACGATGCTGCGCCGCGTAAATCGGGCACTTCGCAGGACGCTCGACTCGTTACGGAATCAAGTTGCCGCAGCCGCCGAGAATGACGAAACGTTCCGTCGATTTTGCCAAGGCGAATTTGATTCAACGGAGGAGATTAATGAATACCAAGCCGAAATCAATGGCGACATGTCATCCAGAGCGGACAATGATGGCGCACGGGAAGTGCGAGAAGTGTTATAAAAAGCAATACCGAATTGGGTATTACGCTACGCATAAAGAGCAGTGGGTGCGTCGTTATGGCGACAACTTGCGGCAATGGCGGGGTAAAGTTTTAGAGAAATTGGGGGACAAGTGCCGCCGTTGCGGTTTTTCTGATCTTAGAGCCCTTCAGATCGACCATGTATTTGGCGGAGGAAATAAGGAAATAGCTAAGTTTGGTCGCAGCCGTCAGGCATATTACAAACATGTTCTAGCGGATGTTAATGGGCGCTATCAACTTCTTTGTGCGAATTGTAATTGGATTAAACGGTGTGAAAACCGAGAATATGGTAATGAGTTTGACGATCAGGTTATTGAGACCGAGGACGCCGGATTGGCAGAATCCGTTTCGCAAGTGGAAGCGCAGGGTTAACACTGCGACGAAGCGTTAGTCATTGATCGGGACTGATCCTTCCGACACGGGCTAATATCTGAAGTCAGATGAGTGCGACTTCCCCGTGACTTGGGATTCGGAACCATAATCGGGGAAGTTACACAAAATTAGGAGGAGCATGCCGTCAAATGAAGATTACTTTCAGAGGTGGGAAGATTCAGCGCCTACCGCGGTCGAAGAACTTTCCCCTGAGCAAATTGCACGGGCAAAAAACAGAAAGAGCGATGACAACCCGTGGGAATCTTTCGAAGACGAGATAATGGGTGAGTTCGCTGATCCTGACCTGCACGCGGCGATTGAAGAGTATGCGTCCCGCGTGTCGGACGCGGCACCCACCGCGCAGTCCGACGAAGAACTTTGCCGCCTTCAAGAGAATAACGAGCGGGCAGCAAAAGACTACCAATGGGTCACTCCCGAAGAATATGCTAACGCGGGCGACCGCATAGGGCGTGTTATGGGCGTAGCGACGTTCATCAGGACGCTTCAGAAAGCGGGCGTCAAATGTTGGTATAGGCGACATCCGCACCCAGACAAACTGACGCTCATTGTGCTCCGAGACGGGCATGAGCCAGAAGTCGGATGCTGGGTTCAGTTCGGGTATATGCCCGAGTTGAGCGTGATGCGGTTCGACGATCACGGCATTCCGACGACCGAGAAAAATCGCGGTTGGCGGACGTGCCTTCTGCAGTTAATCTTGAAGAGCGCGATTTCTCAGAAGGACGCCGAGAAGGCTTTTGGAAAGGCTCCGACGACCGAGACCTTTCACAGATACAATTCCACGTTGCAGCAGTTCCGCAATCAAGGGAATAGATTAGGGAAGTAAAATAGGAGGAGAAATGGTAGAAAAGATACAAGTGGTAGATGTGCCCGCCGCAGCGAGCATTGACGAACAGATCAAACTCGCTGAACTTCAGGCGAAACAACTGGAGTTACAACTCAAGAAAGAAGAGTTGGAATCCAAGCGGTACGAAATTGAAGAACGCAAGGCGAGCATTGGCGAATTGAAGGCCAAGCAGGCAGAACGCGATCTTCTGAAGAAGCAGTTTGAAGCGGACTTGAAGCAGAAGTCGCGCACTTTCGATCAAGCAAAACGCACGGACGAGATTAACCAGAACAACTGTAACCATCAGAAGGGCGGACTTGTTAGTCCCCGTGATCTGACCGTTCTGCATCAGGGCGGCGATTCCCCCAAGAAATCGATTATCCGCCATCGCATGATTGACGGGTCTAT